AACTACAGCAAATATGCAGGAGAATGAGAGCGAATAAAAACGGAATAATTACAGCGTCGATGCCCGCCGTTGCTACATCTATGGGTAGTGGCGTTGTGTATTTTCTTTTTCGATGTAGGCTATATAGAGAGCATCTTTGTCATATGAACAAGCAAGATGCAGCTAAGATATTATACCTAGAAGGATACGAGCAGAAGGACATCGCTAAGATGATGCGCGTATCACAGAACACGATAAGCAGATGGTCTACGAGTGGCAAGTGGAAGGAGAAGAAAGTAAGTACAGAAATGAAGTCTGACAATTCTGTACAAAGGATTATAGGTCTTATAGATTATCAGACTAGAGCACTCAAGAGAAAGACAGATCAGTACTTAGAAGAGAATCCAGAATCTACTAAGCTGATAGAACGTGGTGACATCGATGCGTTACAGAAACTATTTACAACGATAAGGAAGGATGCTAAGAAGTTCTCTGACTACGTACATGTGATGAAGGAGTTCCTCAACTTTTTACAACATCATAACCTAGATCTAGCTAAGCGGCTCACAGAACCTGCTGATCTGTTTATCAACGAAAAAAGAAAAGTACTCTAGATGTCAGCATCGAGAACAGAAATGAAGCAATACCAGGAATGGCTTATACTGTGTGAGCAGATCAAGTCCGCTACGCCAGTACCTAAGGAAAATGCTAAGGAGAAGAAGGCTCGGAAGCTGGTACAGAAAGATGACTTCGCAGCCTTTGCAAAGTATTACTTTCCTCACTACATCGATAGTGAGTTTGGCTGGTTCCATAATGCAGCAGCTAAGGAGATCAGAGACAATAAGAATGTATTTGCGATACTAGAATGGCCCAGAGAACATGCTAAGAGTGTATTCGCTAATGTGATGCTGCCACTGTTTTTCTACGCACGTGGAGAGATCACTGGTATGATAACTGTATCGGCTAATTATGACAAGGCAGTGACCTTACTATCAGATCTACAAGCGGAGTTCAGCAGTAACAGAAGATGGATAGAAGACTATGGCGATCTGGCTAAGATAGGAGACTGGAGAGAAGGTGCATTCGCTACATCAGACGGTATAGGATTCTGGGCATTCGGTAGAGGACAATCTCCTAGAGGAACTAGGAAGGCTGCTAAGAGACCTAACTACGCAGTGATAGATGATATAGATGATAAGGTGATCGTAAGGAATCAGCAGCGTGTCAAGGAGACTGTAGACTGGCTACTGGAGGATCTATACGGAGCACTGAGTATACATGGTTCTAGAGTCGTAGTAGCAGGAAACAGAATCCATAAGCAATCTATACTCGCTCATCTAGTAGGTGACCTAGAGCCAGAAGATCCTAAGCGATCTGGGATATTCCATCAGAAGGTATACGCATTCGAGCATGTGACGACACATACGATGGCAGATCCTACTCTGAAGACTGCACGTCCTGCATGGAAGGAACGATACACAAGAGAGCAGCTACTGAAGAAGATGGAGACGATGGGATATAGAGCAGCTCGGAGAGAGTACTTCCATGAGCATCACGAAGAAGGACATGTCTTCAAGAACGAGTGGATAGAATACTGCAAGCCTAAGCCTATCAGTAAGTATAAGTCTATCGTAACGTATACAGACCCATCCTTCAAGGATAGTAAGAAGTCCGATTACAAGGCTGTGATAACCATAGGAACGGATGGCAAAAACATTGACATACTAGACATATGGCTAAGACAAGCGAGTACAGGAGCAATGGTATCTGTCAATTATGATAGATGGGAGAAGTACGAGAGTCATAGCAGATATTATATGGAAGCAAACTTTATGCAGGACATCATCCTAGATGAGTTCCGTACGGAGGGAGAGACAAGAGGTAAACAGATGCCTATAAGAGGCGACAAACGAAAAAAGCCTGACAAGTTCTCCAGAGTAGAGAATCTAACACCACTATACGAGCGCGGTCTGGTACGAATATCAGAGGACATCCGACAAACGAATGATACTCAGACATTCCTCCAGCAGCTCCTAGGCTTTCCTTACGGTCACGATGATGGACCTGATGCACTAGAAGGAGCTGTGTATTATATACAACGAGTAAGGAGATCGGGCAGACCTACCAGAGTGAGATCAGGAAAATACGATTATTCTAAAAGTAAATATTCTTAAGACATGCCAGTAATAGATAGAAAAGAGTACAACATATTTATCCAAGACGGTAGGCTCAATCAGCTACTAGAAGATGATGAGTCGTTCTTAGACAATGCAGAGGCTATAGCGATAGGCGTTGTAAAAGACTTCCTGTTCAGCAAGTATGACATGACGAATGTACTAGCAGACCTGGACAAATATCCTACTGTCAAAAGATGGATCATGGTTATAGCTATCTACTTTCTGTACGAGCGCGTCCCAGATAAAGTAGTGCCTAAGCGTGTTGTCAAGAACTATGATGATACCATGCTATGGTTACAGAAGGTATGCACTGGCAAGGCGAGTGTAGATCTGCCTTCCTTAGAAAACGAATCAGGAGAAGCGCACACGAGATTCAGATCAGGCAGTATCCCACGAAGAGAACATTCTACTAATAACAACGGCTTATAAACAGCATATAAACAAGCTTACAATACTATGGAAATTATAGATAGAATACGAGCAGCGATAGCTCCTAAGCAGCAACTGAGACACGATACAAAAAACATCTTATCTAAGAAGAGAAGAGTAAGCAGATCTCTAAGAAGATACAGCTACAGAGTAGACGCTAGTATGAGAAACTGGAAGCAGGCTGTCACGATAGCAGAAGATCCGTTACGACCTAGTAGAGAATTACTCTATCTGTTATATCACAGAACGATGGAAGATGATCAGCTCCTAGCTCAGGTACGTACAGCAAGGTTCAACATACAGATGGGAGACTTTAGTATCATGTGTGATGGTATAGAGCAAGAAGATATTACAGAATCATTTGATACGCCGTGGTTCTATAATTATATACAACATGCAGTAGATTCAGAGCTGTATGGTTATAGCCTAGTAGAACTTATCCCTGACAGAAACACTGGACTGATCAAGGAAGTATGTGTCATCCCTAGAGAGCACTATAAGCCAGAACATCACCAGCTACTTGTCAGACCATCAGATCAGGAAGGCATCCCATACAATGAAGGCCCACTGGCTAAGCGTGTCATAGGTATAGGTAATACAGAAGACCTAGGACTGCTGAAGTCTATCTCTAAGATGGTGATCCGTAAGGACTATAATCTTACGGACTGGGGAAGAAGGAACGAACGGTTCGGATCTCCTATCATCGTACAGAAGACAGGAAGTGTCGATAAGACAGAGTGGGACGCTAAGGAAAAAAACCTACAGAACTTCGGGTCTAATCTCTACATGCTGATGGATATGGATGATGAGTTCGAGATCAAGGAAGCATTATCCAATACTGGAGGAGGACATAAGACCTTTGTAGATTATACAGAATATGCAGATAAGTGTATCGCTATCATTATCAATGGCCAGACTACAACAAGTGAGCAGACTGCATATGTAGGCTCAGCAGAGGTTCAGGAGCGTCAGCACAATAAGTACACACTGGCTAGGATGAGAAGGATACAGTATCATATAAACTTCGAGCTATTCCCCTGGCTAGTTAAGCATTATGATTATCCACTGGGGAACTGTAAGTTTCAGTTTGAGGATCTAGTAAAGAATGAGGAAGCTGTCACCATCGATGTAGATAATGTAGAAACAGAGAACGAAAAAAAAAAGAGCTAAGCCTTAAGCAATATTATAGTTTAGATCATAGCACATGCTGTAGTTCCCATTACGAACTGTCATTCCAGCCTATCTCTGATCTTACTAAACTGTTCAGTAAGGCGATAAGAAACATCTTCTCCAGGAAGAGCAGAGCTACAGATCTGGACACTACACACATGGCCTCTACTTATGACACACTGGTAGAGGGAATCCATGAAGGACTAGGAACAGGATATGACTATAGAGATCCACGTATGGATACGATCTCTAGGCTGAAGACTAATCTAGTGACCTTCGTAGCGTTCAAAAATTACAACATGCAAGCGGAGATGATCTCAGCTCTCACAGATGATAACGGCAAGATCAGATCCTTCTCCAAGTATAAGCAAGAAGTAAATAAGCTCAATGAGAAGTATAATAAGAACTGGCTCAGGACGGAATACAACACAGCTAAGGCAGCTAGTCAGACAGCAGCTCAGTGGGAAGACTACCTGAGGACTGCACATATATTCCCTTACCTCGTATACAAGTCACAAGATGACAGCAAGGTGCGGAACAGTCACCAGGCACTACACAATGTAGCTAAGAAGATAGATGATCCGTTCTGGGATCTCTACTATCCTCCTAACGGCTGGAACTGTAGGTGCTATGTCTTACAATCCAAGACAGCAGATGGTTACAATGATGAGCCGTTGTCTTATCCAGATGATAAGCAGCAACCTCCAGCGTTCCGATTCAACGCAGGTAAGGAGAAGAAACTATGGACACTAGAACATCCCTACTTCCATAGCATCCCAAAGAAAACTAAAGATAAGATCTGGAAAGCCCGGAACAAGTTCTATAGCTCAGATAAATTCTATGATGCAGTAGAAGGCATAGAGGTACATGTTAGCGCATATAAGAGTGACTCACTGGTGACGGAAATGGAGTTTGCAAAGAAGATGAGATCCCTAGGTCAATGGAAGAACATAAGGAAACTTCCTGAGGTGGAAGGCAGCAAGAGTATAGATTTTATAGTAGATGGTGTCCATGTAGAGTACAAGAGAAATGTAACTGCTACGATTAAAACAATCGAGAAAAAGTATAGTCTAGCTAGAAAACAAATGGCTGGAGTAACAGGTAAACGAGCAATCTATATAGAGATAGGTAATCAAAACATTCCACGTCTCACAGGAAAGCTACTTAAAAATCATAAGTGGGCTGGTGACTTATATCTTGTTAAGGGAACGGATGTGATGAAAATAAAATAGAGAAGCTTTTTACGACTTCTCTATTGGCCAGTCTAGGAAGGTCTCCCAAACTATTGCAAATATAGATCATAAGTGGCGGAATGTCAATTATAAATACAGATACGGCGAAATATAAATGTACTTATCTACTTACTAGCACTGGTCAATGTGAGTAATCCGAATTGCAAAGGGCAGACATATTTAATATTTTTACCATATGAGTAACATACTAGAACAACATCAGAAAGCTATAGAGGATGCCATCCCAGACATCATAACAGAGCTGACAGTAGACGCTCGTATTTTCTTCGATGAGTCCTGGGATAACAAGGGATTTACAGACGATGACCTAGTGACATGGGAGCCAGTCATAGACCGTAAGACCAAGGAAGTAAAAGAGAGCCCACTGGTAGATACTGGAGCACTGCGAAGTTCTCTGCGCACAGAGTCTAATGGAGATAGTGGAACTGTATACACAGAGCAAGACTACGCAAGTTATCACAATGAGGGATCTGATATACATCCTCAGCGTCAGTTCATGGGAGAGAGTGCTGAGCTGGACAGAAGAGCAATAGAAATCATTGATAACAAAATCACAGAAATACTAGGACTATGATAGGACTTGCATTCAAGGCGATACAGAAGCGACTCAGCTCCAGTGACAAATACCCTAAGCTATATGTAGACTGGTATCTAGAACAGGACAAACAGAATGGAGATCATACGCTGTATGAGACCCCTGCTATCTTTCTAGAGTTTAAGCCTAACGCCTGGAGGTCTCTCAGTAATGGAGGACAAGAGAGTGAGAGTCCCTTCGAGATACATATCATCACGGAGTATGTCTATGGTGATGGTAGAGTCATAGATCCTAAGGTGAGTGATCATACTTACCTGATGGAGCATGTATACAAGGCTCTGCAAAATGTGACACTGACCTACAACGATACCCTAGATGATGACGAAGCTCCTATGGAAAACCCTCCTATACTGCTCCGTAATATAGAACGGACGAACACCGTACGTCATCCGCACACGATAGACAATATAATGAAGTCTACCTTCCGATTCCGTAGTAAGTTATATGATCTGACTGGATCTACTGATGCTAGTCGTATAGAAGCATACTTAGATCAGATTGTATTACCGATACAGCTTATCCCTGATGGTGACACAATGGAGTTCACTATAGATTAAATAACTAAAATAGACCTATGCCTAATCCTATCCCTAAGCAAGAAGTCACTCGAAGAAAGTACCGATCTATCCAGAACAGGTTCAAGGAATTGTATAATGTCAAAAGAGTGCGCTATGATGATGTGATCGCGCAGCTTATGGAGGAATATTTCATTATGCACCCAGACACGATAAGCAAGATCCTGAATACAGAAGTGCCAGAAGGCGAGGTCTATGTAGATCCTAATCAGATGAAAATGTTTAGTGATGAGGATGAGAAAAGGGTAAGTACGTAGATAGTTTTATTATGGAGTGTGAAGACTCCATAATGCTACGCAGTTACGGAGCTTACACGATCATTATACACAAGCTTATTTTTTGCAGCCGCCACCATAAGCGACTTGTTCGCCATGCTTTATAACTAAATAAAGCACTCCATCATCGGCTCCCCATTCTG